ACCATCCGTCAAACTGATTGTCAATGTAGTATCCTTTTGATTCTAATTTTTTGATTGCTTCTTTCATCTTATTATCTCCTTTTCTGATTGCTTTGTTCTCTTAACTTACTTTTATTATATCACTTTAAAAAGTTATGTCAATAGAAAATGTCACTTTTTATGATAATATTTCTCTTGACGTGAAAATGGTACATAATATATAATATAGTAAATAGGAGGTAATGAAAAATGTTAAAATACAAAATTGATGTATATGATGCACTGAAAAGAAAAGGATTTACTACATATAAGGCTAAAACTACTAATTTACTTAGTCAAAACACGTTAAACAAGATAAAAAACGAGGATACAGCTATAACGCTAAAGGCTTTAAATGCTGTATGTAACATCTTAGAAATGCAACCGGGGCAGCTATTAGAATATGTAAGAGATGAAGAGGACGAAAAAAAATTAAAAGAATTATAAATATCACTTTACAAAGGGATAAAGATATGGTAAGATAAAGACAGTTAAAGGAGATAAGCAAAGAAAGAAAAGGAGATTGAAGTCATGAAAAAAGAATTTTGGGAAAGAGTAAAGTGGGAAAGAATAGTGGATACGAGAAAATATAGATATGTATTAGACGATGATGTAAGACTCGAAAGGCCTTTAATAAAAAGCTAAAATCAATGGATGCAGATTTAAGAGAAAGCGTGGCGTATGAATTGAGCCTTTCGTCTGATCAAGAATTTTTTGACAAGTACGCCGAGGCACATAAAAAAAAATTCGGGACCACTTGGGAACCAGATCGAGAATAAAAAGAGTGTAAACAAAGGCACTTCTCACTATGGTATAATTATATTAGATAATAACCATAGTTGGGAGGTGTCTTTTTTGATTAATAACAAACTAAAGAATTGCTGTAACGATTGCGTACATTGCGAGATCGTGACAGAAACAAAGAGAAGAGCTATCCCAGAGGATAAGACGGAAGTGGTACTTGTAAATATAAAGTGTAGTCATATGTGCGTATGCAGTAGATACCAGAAAGAGGTGCAGAATGGAAGATAGAAGTATATGCTGTGCTGAATGTATGCATCTACTAGGAAGTGATACAAAGAACTACTATATGTGTAATGAAGGCAAGTATGACAGAATATACAATGCATATCTATGCACCTGCGACAAATATAGAAGCAGGAATACAAGTACAAAAGAATATAAGAGATAATAACAGATCGTTAGAGGTGGTAAATTTCGTTGCAACCACGCACCATATTGGTTAAAAGAGATGCAAGAGATGTGACGCTTGCCTAACGGTCTGTTTAAATATATATAAACCTAGAAAGGATGTGAGAAGATGAATCTAAATAGAATTATGCGAAAACTACAAAGAGCAATAGTATCAAACGGATTTGTAATAAGCTTAGACACAACACAATTCTATTCAGAGGACCAGAAACGAATGATAACAATGTACATCCTGTCTATAAAAGCATATGAGAATACAAGAAAAGGTTGGAAAGACACACGGTATGAGATACTAAGAACTGCATCACAAGTGGATGTAATTAAATGCTTGTCTGATATATGGGCAAGTATACGAGAAAGGAATGAGCAAATAAATGCGAGATGAACTTACACAGAAGCAAAGAACATTTGCTCATGCATGGATAGAAAACGGTGGGAATGATTATCAAGCGGCAATAGATGCGGGATATTCGCAAGCAACAGCAAAGAACGCAAGAAAGAACATCTTGGAAAAACGTGGAGTAAAGGAATATATTGCTAAACTACAAGCCGACTTAGACAAAGAAAAAGGGTTTGATATTATGAGTCTTGCAGACATACAGCGAAGACGGTCAATGATCGCCACTGGTGCGTTGCAAGATTCTTTTGGATTTACTCCAGACTTCCCAGATCAATTAAAAGCCATGAACGACTTAGAAAAGGCTTTAACGGTGCAGGCAAAGGAAGAGGAAGAGAAGAAAGCAAGAGAAGAAGCATTAAGGAATAAGACGTACCACATGGACCTTGATATAATCCCCGATGTGTTCCACCCGATGATTCGAGATGTACGAAACCATAGACATACAGAATATGTATTGCCGGGGGGACGTGGTTCTGGTAAATCCTCAACAATCCCAAACATTATTACAGAGTTGATGAGAAACAATCATGACATACATTGTCTTGTTGTAAGAAAAGTATATAACACTGTAAAAGATTCTGTATTTGCTAAAACCAAATGGGCAATAACAAAACAGGAGTTCTCGGAAAAAGATTATAAATATACAAGCTCGCCTTATGAAATTACAATGAGAGACACAGGACAAAAGATATTCTTTCGTGGTGCTGACGATAAAGAAAAAATAAAGTCGATAGCACCAGATTTTGGATACATAGCGATTGTGTGGTTTGAAGAATTAGACCAGTTCGCAGGACCGGAAGAGATAAGAAATATTGAACAGTCCGCCATACGTGGTGGAGATTTGGCATGGATATTCAAGAGTTTTAACCCACCGAAAAGTGCTAACAATTGGGCAAATCAATATTTACAAGAACCAAAAGACAACAGAATGATTGTAAGAAGTACATATCTGGACGTGCCTAAAGAGTGGTTAGGTAAACCGTTTATCGAAGAAGCGGAGCACCTAAAAGAAATCAGACCAGAAGCATACGAGCATGAATACATGGGCATTGCTAACGGTAACGGTGGGGCAGTCTTTGAGTATGTAGAAGTAAGAGAGATTACAGACGAAGAAATAGCACAGATGGACCGCATATATCAAGGTGTCGACTGGGGTTGGTATCCGGATAAGTACGCATTTACAAGGACCTACTACGATGTGGCACGAGAAACAATCTATTTTATAGACGAACATTGTGTAAATAAGCGGTCAAACGAGCAAACAGCCGATTGGATAAAGAAAAAAGGCTATAACGATTATGCGATCGTTTGTGATAGTGCAGAGCCTAAATCAGTAGAGGACTACAGAAACTTAGGACTTGTAGCACAGGCAGCAGTTAAAGGACCAGGGTCGGTCGAATATGGCATGAAATGGCTACAACGTAGGAAGATTGTGATTGACCCATGGAGAACACCATACGCATACAAAGAAATTACAACGTATGAGTATGATAGAGATAAAGACGGTAACATAATAAGCGGATACCCAGACAGAGACAATCATGCTATTGATTCGTTGAGGTATGCATACAACAGAGTGATTATGAGGAGAGGAGAGAACGCATAATGATGATAAATCTAAAAGATGTAATTTGTATACAAATTGGAAATGTAATGTTAGGCATCAAGGATATAGAAAAAATATCTATCCATGATGGTGGGGTTTGGCTTACGATTAATAGTGATTTGATACAAGGAGATATAGAAACAAAAATCGGAAACGTTAAACTGATAGCGGTGGAATAGATGGGTATATTTAGCAGAATGAAAGAGATATTAAGTAACCTTTTTAGACAAAAGGCAAGAGACGAATTTAAAATTGATACTGTTACCAGTCCAGAGATGCAGAGAGCTATAGAAAAATGTGCGTACATCTATAAGGGCAGTCCGTACTGGTTAGACAAGGACGAGCATATAAAGACTATCAACTTTGCAAAAGCGGTGTGTTCGGAGACAGCACGCCTTGCTACACTTGCAATAGGCGTAGAGATAGATGGCAGTGCAAGAGCTAATTGGTTGCAGGAGCAGATAGACAAGGAACTAGAACAGGTACGACATCACGTAGAATATGGCTGTGCATACGGTACAGTTGTATTAAAGCCTAACGGTGCAAGTGTGGACTTGATTACACCAGAGAACTTTATAGTAACAGACGAAAGCAATGGAGAAATTCAAGGAATTGTGTTTGTACATCGTGAAATTTCTAGTGATGGCAAAACATACTACACCAAACTAGAATATCACAGATATATTGAGGACGTGTATCAGATCACAAACAGGTGCTATGCTTCTAAGGATGCAAACGATACAGGAAAGCCGATTGACATAGATGAGACACCTTGGCGTGGAGAACTAGAAGATGTAGGACTTGCAAACCTAAACGGACAACGCCTGTATGCAGTTCTCAGGACACCGCAGGCGAACAATGTAGACTTGCATTGTAGTTTAGGATTGCCTATCTTTTACGAAGCAATAGAAGAGCTAAAAGATTTAGACACTGCATACAGCAGGAACGCAACAGAGATATTCGACAGCCGAAGAATGTTGTTACTAGACTCCGACAAGCTGTTAGAGACTGGTACAAGGGTAAACAATACGCAAGATGGATTCGAGAGAAGCAAGAAGCGGTTAAGACTGCCAGAGTACGTCAAGAATGTAAATAGCTCAGACATTAAAGGATTCTATCAAGAGGTAAACCCAAGTCTTAATACAGATACACGATTGACAGGAATCAATGCTTTGTTAAGCCAGATTGGCTATAAATGCGGATTCTCTAACGGATACTTTGTGTTTAACGAAACAACAGGCATCCAGACAGCAACAGGAGTTGAAGCAGAGCAACAGAGGACGATACAATTTGTTAAGGACGTAAGAGACAAATTACAAGCCTGCATGGATGATTTAATAGCTGCACTTAATATATTTGCTGATCTGTACCAATTAGCACCAAGTGGACCTTATGAAACTGTCTACGACTTCGGCGACATTACATACAACGAAGATGAAGATAGAGCGAGGTGGTACAGCTATGTTACTTCTAACAAGATTCCATTCTGGTACTATCTAGTTAAATTTGAGGGATTCAGTGAAGAAGAAGCAAAAGCACTTGAAGAAGAAGCACAACCGAAAGAGCCAGACTTATTCGGTGCAAGCGGAGAGGAGTGAAAGCATGGGAAAGTACAGGATTGAAAAATACCTTGAATACCTTAATGGCGAAGATGTAAAACTGCCCGAACCATTTACAAAACAAGAAAAGCTGTTGCACAATATCTGCAAAAAAGGAGTTACAGGCAGTACAGAAACAGACAAAACATTATCGCAAGAGGGCAAGCCTGCGGATGCGGCAGTAGTTGGGAAGATGCTAGATGCGGCACTAATGGTAAAAGACCCAGAAGAATAGGCAGGTGGGATTATGTTAACACCTACCTATCTCTGGTATGTGCCAGAAAAGGCAGAGAAGCAAGCAGAAGAACTACATAACAAGATAGTATCTGTCATTATAGAGCGAATGATGATAAGGCTAGGACGTGGGGAAGATTACCTTTTTACTCCTATTGACAAGTGGCAGATGGATGTATTGCAGGATGCAGGGTATATCTTGCAAGCGGTGCAGGCAGAGATAGCACAAACGACAAAGATAAGTATTGCAGAGATCGCACGCACTATGAAAGAAGCAGGAATCAAGGCTCTTGAATGGGATGATACAATCTACAAGAAAGCAGGTCTTGAACCAACACCACTCGGGGAAAGTCCTTATCTACAGAGACTGTTGCAAAGGAATTATGAAAAGACCAAGGGAGAGATGTATAACTTTACTGGCACGATGCCGAACGCCTGTCATGATAATTACATTAAGGCAGTGGATAAAGCATATACACAGACTGCAAGCGGTACGACAGGGTACACACAAGCGGTTAAAGAAGCTGTAAACGACATAATAAACAGCGGTGCAGACGTAACCTACCCTAGCGGACACAGAGACAGCATAGAAACAGCAACTACAAGAGCGGTCCGCACTGGTGTAAGTCAGATGGCAGGAGAGATCACGGATGCACGCATGGACGAGATGAACTGGGATATAATTCTCACGTCTGCACATTTAGGAGCAAGAATTGGAGACGGTGGAGACAACTTAACCAATCATTACTGGTGGCAAGGCAAGTTTTACAGCAAAAGCGGTAATGACCCAAGATTTCCGCCTTTTTCGGTCTGCGGTATGGGAAACGTGCAGGGAATCCATGGGGCAAACTGCCGGCACTCCCACGGTCCGGGGGATGGAATAAACAATCCGTTCGAGGACTACGACAGCGAAGAGAATCGCAAAGAATATGAAAAACGGAAACGACAGAGAGAGCTTGAAAGACGTATCAGAAAGACGAAACGACAGTTAATCGGCATGAAAACGGCTGGGGATAATGCAAAGGACGAAGCCTTAAAGCACGATCTTGACATGGAGTATCAAAAAAAGGCGGCACTATTGCAGAAACAGAACAAATCCTACAATGATTACTGCGAAAAGAACAATCTTAAGAAGCAGAGTGAACGACTAAACACGGCAGACTGGAACAGGAGTCAAGCATCATCAGCACGAGGTGCAGCGACACGATACAACAATGCACGAGGTAAATAATGGATACTATAAACAAAATTATGGTAGCCTGTGGGTGGATTATAACAATTGGTAGTGCGATAGGAGTATTATATACTGCCTATAAGCATTACAAGAAGCCTACGGACGATTTGAAACATCGAATAGATCATATAGAGACAGATATTAAAGAAATTAAACAAAAGCTAAATAGTGACTACAGTGCTATTAATAATCAACGTGATGATATGAACCTAGTCATGAAAAGCATGTTTAATTTGATCGAGAACAAGATCACAGGAAACAACATTGAGGGTCTAAAAAAAACCAGAGACGATCTGATAAATGCGTTGACAACACACGACAAACAGTGAGGTGTTTGCTTTTGAAAGTATATGATTTTACCGTACCCGAACTAAATATGTTCCGTACGTATTGCAACTTCACAGATGTTGGAAGAACATTGTTCGAGTATCGGGCAAAGAATATACCACTAGAGAAATGTGCAGAGCTTATGAACGTAAGTCTGTCTACAGCAAAGAGAATCAGCAGGAAAGTTAATAACAAGATTATTAGAGTATGTTAAGGAGAATAAATAATGAATTTTAAAGAAGCATTTAAAGCAATGAAAGCAGGAACAAAAGTTAAACTACCATCATGGGGTGGCTTCTGGTTTTGGGATGAAGAGAAGCAAACTGTTATGATGCAGTGTAGGCCTAAAGATGCTGATAAAGGTCAGGGAGATTTATTAGACATTAGAGAAACACAGAGAGTTGAGTACACACTTTCTAATATCTTATCCAATGAATGGGTAATTGCAGACGAAAAGAACTGTCCTGTGCTTGGTGGAGAAGCTACATTTAGTTTCGGGGATGCTATTAAGTACATGAAACGTGGGTTGAGGGTTGCGAGAAAAGGATGGAACGGAAAAGGGATGTATGTATTTTATGCCTCTGATTTTCAGTTTGGAACAAAAGCAGACTTATCAGAGTTTAATCCTACAGAAGACCCAGAATGTACAGAAGAAAATAAAGTATATGTATATGATTGCCTAGTTCTCAGAACCGCTGATAAAAAGTTACAGCCTGGATGGTTAGCATCACAGAGTGATATGTTGGCAGAAGATTGGATGTTTATTGATTAAAAAAGAGGGTATTGAAAAGGCAAAAATCCATGATACAATATAAATGTAACAAGTAATAAGTTGTTGAATAAATCATTATAAGATTTTTTTAGTTTTAAATGAGAGTGGTTTGTTTCGGAGATACTTTTTCATGTTATAATACTTTAATCCTTTTTTTATTTTTATTTATGTAATATAGTACGGTGGATTCCTAACGGAGTCCGTGGAAGTATAACTCAGTTGGTCAGAGTAGTCGGCTCATAACCGACCTGTCACAGGTTCGAGTCCTGTTGCTTCCATTTGCTCACTGTTGTGAGCATGAGAAATCATTTTTGAATTTCCTCAATTTTTTGGTTTAAATTTCATTTTTCAACACGACACTTTTTTTCATCAATTGGTGTTCCTCAATCTTATCCTTATTGTTCAAGCACCATGACCCCTATCATGGTGCTAATTTTTTAATTTAATATGATACTTTTATGAGACTTTAACGACCTGTTAGAGTCTCTTTTTTAATGCGATAATTTACACATAAAAGGGAGGTGGAAGAGTGAACGGATATAACTATAATCCTTATGCACCAATGTATCAGCAGGATACAATACAGTTGCAGGATAGGCTAAATCAGTTACAGCAAATGCAACAGCAGTACAATAAACCAATGCCAGAGACACAAGTTCCAACACAGAATGTTAATTGGATACAAGTTGCAGGCATAGAGGGAGCAAAGAACCAGATCGTACAGCCAGGGGCTACAGCATGGATGATGGATAACAACGCACCTTTCTTTTATGTAAAGAGTGTAGATGGAATGGGCAGTGCAACTTTTAAGGTATTTAGATTCGAGGAGATACCGCCAGAAGCCACGCAGAACGCCCAAAAACAAAATGTAAACTATGATAATAGATATGTTACAAGAACAGAGTTTGAAGAACTTCTAGCAAAGCTAGGAGAGCAACCAGAGAAAGGAGAGTTAAGCAATGAGTAATCCTTTAATGAACATGATAGGCGGTATGATAGGAAACAACAACCCTATGCAAATGGTACAGCAGGTAATGGGCATGGTAAGAGGGTCTAACAATCCGCAGTCTATGGTTGAGAGCATGGCACAGACAAACCCTGCGATCAAGCAGGCAATGGAAATGTGCAAGGGAAAGAACCCACAAGAAGTGTTTAATAGCCTATGCCAACAGCAGGGCATGAATCCACAGGATATTGTGGACAAAGTGAACAAATAGATATTAAGCGGTGCACAGCTTGGTAAATAAATTTATGGAGGACAACAACAATGAATGAAGCAATGGGACTCACTGCGGCAGATGTAGCGGCAGTGACAAGAAATGACGGATATGATAACGGCTTCGGCAACGGTGGTTGGTGGATTTGGATTATCTTAATTGCTTTCCTTTTCTGTGGTAACGGATGGGGAAGAAATAACGATACCGCAACGACCGCAGGCGAAAATGCTTTCTTATCCGATGAGTTTGTTAAGAGAGATATTTTCAATACAAACCAGAACGTATCTAATACAGCTTGTCAGACACAGAGAGACGTATTAGAAAGCAGATACACAACACAGTTAGGATTACAGCAGATGCAGGCACAACAGCAGGCTTGTTGCTGTGAAACACAGAAAGAAGTGTTACAGAACCGCTATGATGCGGCTTTAATGGCCCAGAATATGCAGGCACAGATGGCACAGTGTTGCTGTGATATTAAGGAAACAATCCTCGCAGACGGACAGGCTACACGCCAGTTGATGCAGGACAACACAATCCAGAATCTTAGAGATAAACTTGCGGACAGAGATAGAGACTTACAGTTATCTAACTTCCAGATTTCGCAGGTATCACAGACTAAGAACATTGTGGATGCTGTTAGACCATTCCCAACACCTGCATACATTACAGCAAGTCCTTATGTATCCTATAATGGGTATGCATACGGTGGTTGCAACTGCGGAAGTGTAAATGTGTAAATAAATCAAGCTTGTTGGAAGAATCCATATCTACTAAGTAGACTAGCAATATATTGACGATAGGGTGTCGGGTTCGGCATCCTATTTTTGTTTAGGAGGGAAAATTATGTTAAATGCGGTAAATGTAGCACAGCAGGATGTAAACAGTGGTGCAAACGTACTATTTGCGAATACACGATATAGTAGCAGACGTTGTACTTGTAATTATGGGTGGCTGAATCATGTAGAGGGGTCTGGTCTGTTTACGTTAACGAATAGATCAAACTGTCCTATGACTGTAGAGGTAGAATTTAACGGAAATGTATCCGCTAATGCAGCAGGAGCAACGGCACTTGCTGTAGAGCTTAACGGAGAAGCTATTGGTGGAACAGAAATGGACTATACAGTAGTTACAGCGAACACATTTCAGAACGTGGGAGCAACAACGGTTGTAACTGTACCATCTTGCGGTAGCTTAATCGTAAGCATCGGAAATGTAGGAACAACAGCGGCAATAGTAAAAGATGCGAATATTATTATAAAGCGTATCTCTTAAGGAGGTGCGATCATGATTGAATTTACAAACAATCTTGAAGTAACAAAAACAGAAGATATCTTTGACGAGATCAACAAAAGATATGTAGCGGCTATGATGATACACGGTCAAATGGCAGACTATTTCAACTTCTTAGGTTTGAAAGGCTACAAAAGATTACATGAATACCAGTTTCTTACAGAAAGCTTGGAGAGACGTGAAGTATGCAGGTATTTTGTAGATCATCACGGCAAGCTTTTAAAAGATTCTTTTAGTGGTACTATAAAAGTGATTCCCGACTCTTGGTATACAGCCAGTAGACTAAGTATCGGAAAATCCACAAAGCAGAAAGCCGTAGAGGATGGCTTTATAGAGTATCACAACTGGGAGAAAGAGACAAAAGAAGCCTATGAGAAGTACGCACAGCAACTTAGAACAAACGGAAACGTATCGGATGCACTATTTGTAGAATGTCTGGTAAAAGACGTATCTAAAGAGTTAGAAACAGTTGAAAAGATGGTTACTGATCTAATCTCTGTAGGATACGACATGGTGTATATTACAGAGACACAGGACTGCATACATGAGAAATACAAAAAGAAGCTTAAGGGGGTCAAATTATGAGTGAAATCAAACATGTTCTTAAAGAACAGCTAGAAAGAGAAAAAAACTCAGCATTAAAACAGCTCACAACATCTAATCTTGATGCAATGTATAAGATTACAACAACATTATGCAATCTGGAAAAGATGGAGCATGGAGACATAGCGGAAACCGTCATGGATGCAGGAGAGAATCTTATTAAGAAGTACAGCAATGGCAAGTATGATAAAAATATAGATGCATTGTATGACAACTACTTAAGTGCTAAAATGGCATACAAAGAAAACGGAGATCAAGGACACCGTGATAAGCTTATGGAATCGGTCGGTAGATTGATGGTGGAAGTGTATGATATGCTTTCTTCTATGGTTATTGATTCCGACTTTATGGACGAGAGAAAAGAGATACAGCGACAGATAAAGAAACTTGCGGAAATGTAAAAAAAGAGGGTATTGAAACGGCATATTTTAGGGTTTACAATAAATATGTAGGAATTATGCAGATTTGCTACAGCCTCCTTGTAAGTACAGAGTTTTTTAAGCGTTTTTGGTTACATGACGACAGGAAAAGAGTTCGAGGCTCGAGTGGGGTTCAAGTCCCCACATTTCTTTTACCTTGACTTAGGTATATAAGTCTTAATCCATTACCGCAGACATAGCGGTATACAAACAATGTAGGAGGATATACAATGCAGAATTACGAACAGATTTTAGCAGAATTAGGAATCGAAATCCCAGAAGAGAAAAAGGCAGAGCTTAAAAAAAGACATGCCGAAAATTACAAGACTGTAGCTGACTACAATAAACAGGTAGAGAAAAAAGATGAATACAAAACATCTTTAGACGATGTACAGACCAGATTAGCTGAATTAGAGAAAGAAGATGTTGACGGTCTTAAGACTAAGATTACAACATTAACACAGGAGCTTGCAGACGAAAAAGAAGCAAGAGCAAAAGAAGCTAAGCAGACAGAGTTAAGAGACAAGGTAAAAGATTTCTTATCTGATAAAAAATTTGTAAATGCAATTACAGAAGACTCTATCCGTTCCCAGATGATTCAGAAGTTAGAAGAAGAGAATGGGAAAAATGCAGAAGATGTATTTAAAGAACTTACTACTAAAGATGGGAAACCAATTGAGAACATCTTGGTTGACGAAAAGAAAGCACCAAGTACTAATATCCCAAGCTTTACAACTAAGTTCAACAGCGGAGAGCAGAAAAAGGGAACACAGAAGTTAAGGGAAATGTCTTTAGACGACAGAATGAAGCTTAAGGCAGAGGACCCAGACTACTATGCAACCTTATTAAATGACAGATAGATAATACCGACTCACAATATGGAAGTGAGCCGCTAACCTAAAAATCCCTTAATAGTTGTAGGTAGATGGGACAAATAAAAGTCCTTATCTATTCTTATTTAGGGTAGAAAGGACTTTTTTTATGCCAAGAACAGGATCATTTGGTGGTTTTGATTTTGACCCAGAGGTTTTTTCTGAGTTTATGTCAGAAAATCCAACATGGAACGATGCGATTATTGCATCTGGTGTGTTAGCACAGGACAATACAATCATGGATTTAATCGGAGAAAAAGGAAATATCGCAACAATTCCATTCTATACACCGATTGATGAACAGGACTCACAGGCTTTAAACAACGATGGAGAAACAGACAATACACCTGTTGAAATCACAGGAAAGAAACAGACTTGCATGTTGATTCAGAGAATGAAAGCTTGGAAAGCAAAAGACTTTACAAAAGAGTTAACAGGTGCAGACCCTATGACACATGTTGCAAACTCTGTTGCAAGCTTCTATAAGCAGGTAAGAACACGCGACTTAATGACTACAGTTGATGCAGTTTTAAGCCTGTCTGGTATGGAAAACCATATTACAGACTTATCTTTAACTGGCGAGGGCACTGTAGGAGATGCAAACAAAATTGATGATACAACACTTATCTTCGCACAGCAGAAAGCTTTAGGAGATTCCGCTGACAAGATGGGATTACTTGTATTAAACTCTTACATCTACGCAAAATACAAAGCAATGGGACTTGTTGACTACAACAAATACACTATTGCTAACGCAGTAGAAAGAGAAGTAAATCTTCCTACAATCGGTGGATTTATCCCACTGGTAACAGACAGATTTACAGTTGATACAACAGGAACAAACCCAGTATACAAAACTTATATGCTTGGTACAGGTTCAGTATTGACTTGTGATAAGACAAACTATGAAAATCCTTATTATACAGACTATGACCCAGAAACATCTGCCGGTATCGAAAAGCTGTATACAAAGCAGGGTTATGTATTACATCCTAACGGATTTTCTATTAATACTAACAAGATTGCAAAAGAGTCTCCTACAAATGCAGAGTTAGGAGCTAAAGCAAACTGGTCTTTAGCATTTAATCAGAAGAATATCCGCATGGGTGTTATTAAATCCAACGGATAAAAAGGAGTGTGATTTCATGGCGTACATTGACTATGAATATTACAAAACCCTTTTTGGAGAGAAAGCAATCCCAGAAGCAGACTTTAATCGTCTGGTCTGGGATTCTTGCAAGAAGATAGATAATGCCACGACTGGTGTTGACAATGTGAAGAAACTTAAGATTGCTTTTCCAACAGATGAAGATGATGCAGAAGCAGTTAAAAGATGTGTTTGCGAACTTCTGTCAATCACATATAAGATTGAACAGGCAGAAACGAGAGTTGAAGCATCACAGGGTTATATCACATTAGAAGATGGAACTGTGATGAGTAAGCAGGTAGCATCTAAGAGTGCAGGAAACGAGAGTATAAGCTATGTGACTTCCAGTAACGCAGGTACGGCTACATTGATAGATAAGTGTCTAGCGGATAAGGAAGCACAAAAGCAGTTATACTCTGACACAATAAGAGACTACTTATCGGGTGTCACAGATGCCAACGGAGTAAGTCTACTGTATATGGGAATGTACCCAACGGAGTATTTATGAAAGATTGTAAAGTAAATGTTTTAGGAACTACATATAAAATCAGATTCAGACATGAGAATGAAGATGAAAAACTACAAGAATTGTCTGGTTATTGCGATTATTCAAATAAAACAATAGTCGTTGCAATTTTTGAAAAAAGTGTTGATTCTGTGAATAACATTGAATCGGTTCAAAAAAGTGTGCTTAGGCATGAGATTATGCACGCTTTCTTATATGAAAGTGGTTTAGATGGGCAGTCTTGCAACGTAGATTGTTGGGCAAAAAATGAAGAAATGATTGACTGGTTTGCTTTACAGTCTAAAAAGATTTTCAAAGCTTTTAAAAAAGCAGGGGCATTATAGACAGGGGGATACGATGTATAACGATACAATCACACTTTTTAATAGGTATGAAAGTAAATTAGGAGATACATGGTATCCCTCTATTTTGCATAATACGAACCTAAACATGGATAAAGCAAGCATCGTTGCAAAGTACGGTTCTGACTCACAGGACAATGCTGTATTAAACGTGCAGTATAGCCTAAAAAGCGGTCAAAAGATGTTAGGGAGTAAATTATGGCTACCTCCTAAAGAATGGCTTAAACAGACGAATGATAAGCTGTCACAGACACTTACGTTTAGTTCTAAGGCGAATAGTTTTGATTTCTTTATCGTTGGCGAATGGGAGAATGAAGAACCGATTGCAGAGGATGATTATATTGACGGATTTTATGAAGAAATGAAACTTAAGTATGATTATGTCTTTGCAATAACTGGAAGTGCCTTTTACGACATAATCCCGCACTTTGAGGTAATGGCTAAGTAGGTGGTTATATATGGCTAAGAAGAAATTAGGAAATGTTAATGTGAATACACAGAACATGAGAGCTAATATCAGTCTGGAGAGATTCGATGAACAAATACAAAGTGCTCAATATTGGTTAGATAGTCAAGTTATGACTGATATGGTTCCATATATGCCACATGAAACAGGTACATTCATTAATGTAACGAGAGCAAAAAGTGCTTCACTTGCAGGTACTGGAATGGTATGTGCAGGTACTGGACCGATGGGACGTTTCTTATACTACGGTAAAGGCATGGTTGATGAACTAACAGGTTCTCCATGGGCAAGAAAAGGGGCAAGAAAGGTTCTTGTTTCTGAATTTGCAGGACAAACCAATGCAAAAGAAGACCTGTCCTATTCCAACCCTAAAGCCACTCCAAAATGGTTTGAGACAGCAAAGAAAAACCACGGCAAAGCATGGGTTACTCATGTTAAGAAGCAAGCAGGAGGTAACTAATGGCAGAAGAACAAAAGCCAGTCAAGTACGATATTGATGGTTTTGACGTGATCACAACAGCATTGCAAGAACTGGTAAATCAATTCCCAGAATTAAGAGAGGGAGACGAAATTGCATTTTCTACATTAGATGATGCAAGCGGAAAAGCAATGTTCCCAGTAAGCGGTGCAGTGATTGAATCAGAAAAAGAGAGTATCACTGGTCACGTCACACAGGTTTGTCTGTATCCATTTTGTGTGATCTACCGTATAAGCGGTGCTAATGCAAAACGTAAGGCAGACACGAAAGAGTGGTTGGATAACCTTGGTAAATGGTTGGAAAAGCAAACAATCACAATTAAAAACAACACATATAAACTAGAAGAATATCCAGTGTTGACAGGCAATCGAAAGTTTTTAACGATTGACAGACAGACACCTGCATATTTGGACAGTATAAACGAAAACAAGTCTGAGAATTGGGCTATCAATATTTCTGCCCGATATCAAAACGACTTTGATAGATAAATTAACTATTAACTGGTCTACGACAGGATGTAGATCACTGACCTTGAAAAGATAAAGGAGAATCATAATGGCAGTTACAACAGGTAAAATTGACCGTAAGTATATGGCTCATTTCTTAGATGCAGGCTCTTTGTGCGGTGGTAAAACACCATCCTATGAACGTCTTGGAAAAGACTTAGAAGAGTACAATGTCGAACTTAATCCAGATACAGAAACAAGTAAAAATATTATCGGAGAATCTACATTCAAACACAACGGATATGAGGTTTCCTCAGAAGCCGATCCTTATTACGCAGAAGCTGACAGCACATTAAGCCAGAAGTTGCAGGAGATCATTGATAATCGTTACAAAGACGATAATCTGAAAACTACCGCAGTAGAAGTACACCTATGGAAAGAAGCATCAAGCGGAGCTTATGAAGCATACGCAGAAGATTGTTATATTGTTCCAACATCCTACGGTGGAGACACAAGTGGTTACCAGATTCCTTTCACAGTTAACTACGCAGGAAACCGCAGAAAAGGTACTTACAACGTAACATCTGGAACATTTTCAGAAAGTGCTACACAGGACTTAAAAGACAGCAGCAAAGCAGTTTTATCATAACAAGGAGTGCAGGATATGGAAGAACTTAGACGAAAAGTCAAAACTGGGGCATTAAATGTAATTTTAACAAACGAAGATGATGAGGAAATCGGAAGATTCCCATTCAACCCAGTTGATTTAAATATCGTAAGAAGATACGAAGAAGTTGTTACTAATTTGGAAAAGATGGAACTTCCAGAGGATGCTACAGAGCAGGATATCTTAGAACTGTCTGACAAATTAGAGGGGCAGATTGATTACTTGCTTAACTCTAAAGCTTCTAAGTCTGTATTTGCTATTTGCAATCCGCTAACTCTTACAGAAAGCGGAGATTTCTTCATCGAGAACATCATCGTGGAAATCGCAGATATTATTGAGCAGGTAACAGATCAGCGAATTAAGAAGAAACAGGCGAAGATCAAAAGAGCAACTTCTAAATATCACAAATAAATGGAAGTCTGGGAACTTCCAACATCCATAGTAGTTGGTGGCATTAAGTACGATATTCGTACAGATTTTCGAGCAATTTTGGATATATTAAAGACTTTTAATGATCCAGAGTTTGAGAACGATGAAAAGTGGATTGTTGCTCTTACCATTTTATACATTGATTTTGACGAAATGCCACCGCATGACTATGAAGAAGCAAGAGAAAAAGCCATCGAATTTATTGACATGGGTATAAAAGACGATGGGAAGAAAAAACCGCACACAATGGACTGGGAACAGGACGGTGCGGTTATTATTCCATCGGTTAATAGGGTCTTAGGAAGAGAAATCAGAGCTATGCAATATCTTCATTGGTGGACTTTTTTGGGAGCTTATATGGAAATCGGAGAATCCTTGTTTTCACAGATTCTTAATGTTCGCATAAAGAATGCGAAAGGAAAGAAACTTGATGACTGGGAACGTGATTTCTATAGAGAAAACAAAAATTTGATTGACTTAGATGTTAAATACACCGAAGAAGAATTAGCAGAAAGAGAACGTCTTAATGCACTTCTTAATGGACAGAAAGGGGTGTGATTAAATGGCTACACAAAAAGCGGATGGAAGTATTTATATCAAAACAGAAATTGATACAACCGAAGCAAAAGCAAGTGTGAAAGAAATCACATCCCTTTTAAAACGTTTATCCAATCAAGTGAAAACCATTGGGAAATCAATGGAAAAAGCCATAAGTGGCGGTATAAAAGCACCAGATATAAAAGGCATGGATGTTGTCGAAGAAAAAGCAAAGACTGTGGCTGAGGAACTGGAAAAGACCGCACAGGCAGAAAAGAAGCTAGAAAGCATAGATATTAAATCTGATGCACTAGATACGTTAGATAAAGCTATAGAAAGCACAGGACAAAAGCTTGCAGAGCTAGAAAAAGCACAGATGGATGTATTCAACAGAAATCAGAGTGCAACTTCTTCCCCTGCGTTTCAAGCAATGGAAAGTGCAGCGGCTAAACTAGATCAGCAATACGAAGAACTTCTTGCAAAGAAAAAGCAGTTAGAAGCACCAACAGCGAGTACAGACAGTGGTCTACCTAAAAGTGCAAAACTTACAGGTGGAACAGGTCTTGCAAGTGAAGAGAGTGCAAAAGCATTACAGAAATTAAATGCAGAAATCACAGGTACAGAAACAAGTGTTGAATCCTTAAACACCAATTTAGGACAAACAACACAATTGCAGGATGAAATCAGCAATTCAAATATCAAGACAACAGCATATCAGATTCTTGAAGATTCCTTGCAACGCCTTGATACACAGTTTGAACAGGTAGCAACAGCACAGCAAGAAATATTTGCAAGAAATCAGAACGCAACTTCTTCTCCTGCGTTTTTAGCATTGGAGAGTGCTGCGGAAAAGCTTGGCAGACAATATGACGAATTATTAGCAAAGAAAAAGCAGTTGGACAGTGGAACAACAACCGCACAACCAACAGAGAAAGTACGTACTGCACCGATTACAGGGAACTACGCAAAGACAGCATCAGAAGAAAGTGAGAAAGCCTTAAATGCATTAAATAAGGAAATATCTAAGACTGATGCAAAAGAAAGAAGCCTTGTTGGAACAAATGGAAAGCTAGGTTCATCTTACACCAATATTGGTAGCAAAGTAGCGGAAACAAACGGAAAATTAAGCAAAACAAGAATACTTGCAACACTTTTATCAAGTGGTATTGGCAAGCTTGGAAATGCATTAAAAAAAGTTGGTTCATCCGCTCTTAGTGTTGGAAAGAGAATTGGAAGTCTTGCAACAAGCTTCCTTAATACATCGCAAAGTGCTGATAATGCACGTTTTTCAGTTGGTCGAATGGTTGGTATGAGTATCTTATATTCGACCGTGTTTGGAATGATTGGTAAGGTCAATTCTGCGGTAGCAAGCGGTATGCAGAATCTAGCACAGTATTCCAATCGCACAAATGCAGCACTATCATCTTTGATGTCGGCACTGACACGATTAAAAAACAGTTTTGCAACGGCATTTAGTCCGATTCTTACAGCAATAGCTCCTGCATTAGTTACGTTGATTAACTTAATATCAAAAGCATTGACCTATGTAGGAATGTTTGTTGCAGCACTGACAGGGCAAAAGACATTTACAAAAGCCGTAGGGGTGCAACAAGACTATGCTGCATCCTTAGGAAGTACAGCATCGGCATCGAATGATGCAGCAAAAGCGAGCAAAAAAAACGCCAATGCCACAAAGAAAGCAAACAAAGAGAACCAGACATATCTATCTGGTCTTGATGAAATCAGACAGTTCCAGAAAAAGAACAAAGATGATTCTGACACAACACCTAGTACCGGCGGTGGCGGTGGCGTAGGTGGTGGAGGTGGTGTACTTAGTCCATCGGATATGTTTCAAGAAGTGCCAATTGCTAGTTCTATCAAAGGAATAGCAGATAAAATCCGAAAGTTGATTAAGGACGAAGATTGGGAAGGACTTGGAGCATATATCGCAAGCGGTATCAATAAAGGATTGCAAAAAATCTATGATGCTATCAATTGGAATAATATAGGGCCGAAGATAACGTATTTTGTAAATGCATTTACACGAACGTTCAATAGTCTTGTAGATCACATTGACTGGGATTTACTCGGACGAACTGTTGGTGCAGGTATTAATACACTTGTCAATACAATGAATCTCTTAATTGAGGGTATCGACTGGAAAAATCTTGGAACGAAATTTTCAGTAGGATTCCGTGGGTTAGTCAATGAGGTAAATTGGACCAACTTAGGAAATCTGCTTGGAAACAAATTTATGATTGCATGGAATATCTTTAACGGATTTGTTTCTGACATGTCAAGAAAAAGCAATCTTGGGTTGACTGGTTGGGAAGAACTTGGAACATCTCTAGGAAATCTTGTTAATGGAATCTTTGATAAAGTTAATTTCACAACAATTGCCGATACGTTAGTAAAAGGAATCAACGGAGCATTTGCAACGTTAGGAGCGTTTGTAAAGACAGTGGATTGGTCTGGAATTGCAAAGAACATCACTAATGGTCTTAATGCTATGATTCAAGGAATTGATTGGGCAACGGCAGGGCAGACGTTAAGTGATGCAGTGACAAGTCTGTTAGGTGTGTTTGCTAGTGTTGCACAAAACACCGATTGGAATGGACTTGGAAGAGGAATTGGAACATTCCTAAACAATATTGACTGGGGTACAATCTTTAGTCAAGTATTCACAATTATAACAAATGTTCTTGGCGGTTTGATTTCTGGTTTAGCAAGTACAACAGCAGGAAAATTAGCGTTAGCACTTGGTACAGCGATTGGAGCAATCAATTTGGCAGGAAGCTTTTCTAAAATGCTTACTGGAAAAAGCTTATTAGCGAATATCATATTAGCACTTGGAAAATCTGGTGGCGGTGGAATTATTGGAACAATCGCAAGTGGCCTTTCGACAGGATTAGTAGCTATATTTGGTGCAGAGGGAATACTTGCAACAACGTTAATACCTGCGATTGGTTCATTTGTATCTATGATAGGAACAGCATTAAGTGGCTTAGCTGCACTTTTCACTTTTCCGGCAGGAGTTATTGTTGCTGCGATAGTCGCAGGAGTTGCACTTATCGTATTAAACTGGGATAAGGTCAAAGCAGTCGCAGGAAAGGTTGCAGAATTTGCCAAAGGTGCATGGGAAAAATTAAAGAGTGGATTTGATACCGTTGCATCCGGCATAGGAAAAGCAGGAGAAACAATCAAAAAAGGTTGGGAATCTGTGAAAGAAAAAGCAGGAGATTTAAGAGATGGCATCAAAGAAAGAATAGAAAAATTACCAGAAAATGCTCAAACATGGGGACAAGGAATTGTCAACGGACTGCAAGAAAAGATTTCTGGCGGTATTGAAACTGTTAAATCAACAGCAAGTACATTAAGGCATGGGATTGAAGATAATGTAAGCGGTGTCGTTGAAAAGTTTAGACAGTTTGGAAACGACGCAATGTCAAAAATTAGAGATAATCTAAGTGGTCAGAATTTATCAACTGTTAAAGTGAAAGCGGAAGCAGTGAAAAATAGTGTGTCTGACGGATTCAAAGGAGTTATATCTAACTTTGGCACGCATGCAAGCGATGCCATGGAAAATGTCAAGAACACATTTGAAGAGAAGAAGCAAGGCGTTGTTGATAAAGTCGAAAATGTAAGAGACAAGATGGTTGGCGGGCTGAAAAAGCTAAAAAGTTTGATGGCAGGAAACTCTGACAGTCCAGTGAAAGAAGCTATCGGAAAGATGAAAACAGTTTTCTCAGGCGTGAACTGGGGAAGCGTTGGACTAAATGTTGTAAAGGGAATTGTTCAAGGTGTTGGAAACAATGCATACAGACTTGTAAATAAAATGATGGGCCTTGCAAAAGAAGCATGGAACGCAGTAAAAGATTTCTTTGGAATCCATTCTCCATCACGACTTATGAGAGATACAGTAGGTAAGATGATTCCTGCGGGTATCACAGTAGGTTTGGAAAAAGCTTTTCCAGATACGATTGATACATTACTAGATCAGTCAAAGCAGTTGGCGAATGTACCATTTACAGCACCGTATGTAGCAAGTGGAGCGGTAATACCTGCGAAAGCATCCGCAGTGATCGCACAAAAGCAACACAGTACAGATAGCAACAACAATGACGTACTTAATCTACTAGAACAGCTATTATCTGTTATGAAGTCCTTAGAATCAGACAACAGCGGTAACGATGGTGGGGATTATCATTTCACAGCACAGATTAACCGCAGGACGTTATTTGATGAATTTATCGAAGAAGCAAAACTAAGACAAATGAGTAACGGTAGAAACCCATTCAGTCTTGCGTAGAAAGGAGTAAATATGGCACAAGATTATATAAAAATCAACGGTGTGAAAATATGGCAACCAGATTGTGACATAGCTGTAGCACTCGAAACCACGTATACGCAAGGTTCAACAAGGGCACAGTCTGGAAAAGGGAAATTTACACCGATGTTTACGGTAGAGCGTTTCCCATATACAGCTACGGATATTCCAATGTCAGAAGCTTCAAAAATCCTTCAAATGGTAGCAAAAGGAAAACCTTTTGATTTGCATTATTTTTCCGTGTACCACAATGAATGGAGAACGGCAAAGTTTTATGTCGGGCAGGTATCGGATATAAAAATACAAACATTGGAGAAAAACAAAGAGAAATTATCTAGTTTTTCGTTCAATGCACAGGGGGTTAACCCGATATGATAAATGTAAGTAATGAGTTTAAAACTCTAATGTCAGAAAGACAGGATTTTAAAGAGTATGCAGAAGTTACACTTGCAAATGGCACAGTTTTAGAACTGACAGAGGATGATTTTTCAATAGATAACAATAGTCTGGTTGATTCTGCTGGGGCAAACTCTATTCCTTTAGGAGTTGCCCTTAGTAGAAACGTACAGTTAGAAATCATGAACGACGATGATCACTTATCTGATTATGATTTCTTTGGAGCAAAAATCAGACTATATCTGACGTTTGAATTATCATCTACAACCGAAAAAATTGAATACGGTACATTTACCGTCACTCAACCAGAAACCTACGGAAGTGTTGTAACGATTGTTGGATACGATGATATGTATAAAGCAGATAAGACATACAGTACAACATTGACATTTCCTGCGACAGCAAAGAGCGTGTTGATTGATAGTTGTGATACCTGCGGTATCTTGATTGGAGATAGTAACTTTTTACATAACGATTTCCAGATACCAACCATGCCATCTAGTGAGTATACACACCGACAGATTATAGGATTTATTGCAATGATTGCCTGCGGAAATGCAAGAATTGACCGCACAGGGCGATTACAGATAATGACCTATGATTTTGATTATGATAGTGAGGATATTCATAAATTGGTTGATTACAATAAACTGACAAGTGATACGAACGATGTGCAGGTAACAGGCGTGCGAATGACACAAAAGGTTACTACAACCGATGATGATGGCAATACAAGTGACACAGAAAAAACGGTACAAGTTGGTAAAGATGGTTATGTTTTATCTGTAGAGAACCCACTTGTAACAGGGCATGAAGAGACACTTATTTCGTGGATTTATGAAAAGTTTGAAAATGTGACTTTTAGAGCTTTTACGATGGACTATATATCTTATCCAATAGCAGAGTTTATGGATAAGATTAAAGTTACAGATTGGAGAGAAAATAGCTTCTATTCAGTATTAACAGATGTAAACTTTGTATTCTTCGGATATACAACATTAAAGAATAGTGCAGAATCTCCATTGCGTAACCAGAGCAACTACACATCAAGTAATCAAAAAGCGATCATACAAGGTAAACAGTTAGTTGAGCAGGAAAGAAATAACCGTCAAAATGCTTTAGATAAGATGCAAGAAGCATTAAAAAATAGTAACGGAATGTATTCAACACAGGAAGTGCTATTGGATGGTTCAACTATATATTATCTCCATGATAAACCAACAATGAAAGAATCAAAGAATGTTATCAAATTGACAGCAGAGGTTATTGGATTTTCTATTGATGGCGGTAAGACATATCCTTATGGATTCACGATCACTGGGGAAATGGTAGCAAGATTGCTTTATACAGAGGGAATCAATGCAGATTATATCAACACTGGTGCATTAACAGTCAAAGATAAGTCTGGAAACATTATCTTCTATGCAGATATGGAGACTGGTACTGTAAAGATTTCTGGGGACAACGTCACGATTGGTGGCAAAACAGCACCAGAAGCAATTAGTGATGCTGTGAAAGAATCTAAGAACTACGCAGATGGTAAAGTATCAGATTTTGCAGAAACAGTTACAAAAAGTGTAGCGGACCTACAGAACCAGATAGACGGACAAATTGAGACGTTCTACTACGATTACGAACCAACATTAAAAAATATCCCTGCTTCTGACTGGACAACAGAAGATGATAAAAAGAAGCATGAGGGAGACTTATTTTATTGGAAATCTAAAGGATATGCCTACAGATTCTTCAAAGATGGCGACACATGGAAGTGGCAGTTAGTACAAGACACGGACGTTACAAAAGCATTAAGGACAGCATCTTTCGCACAGTCCACAGCAGACAGTAAATGTCGTGTATTTTTGACACAGCCTACACCACCTTATGATACTGGCGATATGTGGAATCAAGGACAGAACGGAGACATCCTTACTTGCGTTGTAGCAAGGGGAGAGGGTGCAAGTTATGTGGAAACCGACTGGCAGAAGCTTAATAAATACACAGATGATGAGACTGCTAACAAGGCACTGGAAGAAGCGAGAAAATCTCGTGCAATGATTATCAATCTGGACAACGATTATCAAGCAATCACGACAGATTATAAGGGAGAATATACATCATTTCCAGAGTGCCACACGACAGCACAGGTATTGTACGGTCATACCGACATATCAAACGACTGTACTTATAATGTGCAAAAGTCGGGTGGTGTTGTAGGCTCTTGGAACAGCTCAACACACACCTACACTGTAACAGCATTAACAACAGATGTTGGATGGGTGGATATTACAGCTAATTACCTTAATACTTATTCTGTCACGAAACGATTTGACATTGCTAAATTAAAAGGTGGTATCCCCGGAGAAACAGGTGCTACTGGTCCACAGGGGGAAAAGGGAGCAACAGGTCCACAGGGACCACAAGGAGAAAAGGGAGAAAAGGGCAATCAAGGAAGTGCAGGAAGAACGTATTTCATGGAAACATCGTCAAGCATTGTGAAAATGTCCGCAGATAACACGATCGTGCCTAACTATATTACATTGTCTGGTTATTACCGTGACGGTACAGCAACAGCACGTACAGCCTATAAATGTAGATTCAAAATTGAAGAAACAACAGACGGAGATACATACACGACCGTTTATACTTCATCCTCAGATGAAACGGACATTACTCACGCACTGTACTCTGTACTAGCGAGTGGTTCAAGCGGTATCACAGCAAGCGGTTCAAGTGGTATCGGTATCTCAAGAAATCTTACAGCGTTAAGGTGTACGATGTATGCCGCAGGTGGATTTTCACAGGTGTTGGATATTGAGACAATTCCAGTAGCCATTGACGTAGATGCACTGACTCACGAAGATATATTCAATCTGCTGACCAACGACGGAGCATGGCAAGGTATTTATCGTGGGTCTGACGGTAAGTTGTATATCAACTTTACTTATGCTAGAGGTGGAACATTAAGTCTTGGTGGAAAAGCAAACACGTACGGTAATGGACAAATGCACGTTTATGATGCAAATGACAATGAAATTGTTGACATAAACACGAAAGGGATAGTCGTAACGCATTATATATCAGGCATGGGAGAAAAGCCAATATCATATGTGTGTATAACACCAGACGTGTTCGGTGGTATATATTTATCTGAAAACAAGGATGGAACTGGTGCATGTGCGATTTTGTCCCCAGATGAGATTGTATTAAAAAATAACAGCAGTGGACCAATTACATTACAAACAGACATAACAATGCATATGACGGATGAATCACTTTATCTTGGGTCGGTAAGTAATTATAAATTTCATTTTGGAAAAGAAAAATCAAGTTTTTATCAGCCAGTTACTATTGGCGGAAGTTTGTCTGTTGCAGGAACAAAAAACAGAATCATAGATACAGAAAATTACGATACAAGAAAGCAGTATTGTTATGAAACAGCAACCCCATATTTTGGGGATATAGGTTCTGGATGTACTGATAATACAGGAAAATGTTACATAGACATTAACGATATATTTTCAGAGACAGTAAACACAGGTGTTGAGTACCAAGTATTCTTGCAGAAAGAGGGGCAAGGCGATATATGGGTAGAAGAAAAGACCGATAGTTACTTTGTTGTAAAAGGTACTGAAAATCTTAAGTTCTCGTGGGAAATCAAAGCAATTCAGAAAGATTACGAATTTGAACGACTTGAAAAATTCGATAACTCAGAAAAAGAAGAAGTGATTGACTATGAGAAAGAATATATGGAAGAAATCAACGATTTGATTAAAGAACAGGAGGAAATGTTAAATGAAACAGTTGAGTAGCTTTATGGTATTAAATATTGACGGTGGAGACAGAGTATCATACACATACAATGAGATTGACGATAACACAGGAGAACCATTGTCACAGAATAAAAAAGAAAATTTCTGGGTAGTAGATAAAGAACTTAAAAAGCACATTGATGCTATCAGAAGCTACGTCAGAGAAAACAAGTTGAATTAAGGAGTGATGTTATGGCAATCAATATACCTTTAGTACATATATCGGATTTAACAGAGAAAAAGACAATATCAGATGATGATTACATGCTTACTGGTGGGAGTACCGCCAGTAAGGTTAAGTGGTCAACGATCGTGTCTCTGATAAAAACTAAATTAGGGATTGGAAATATAGAAGATAGTATAAGTAAAATACAGTCAGATATTTCTGCGTTAAATAGTGATTTTTCAAGTTTACAGTATAAAACCTATGGCATTGATGGATTTGCTATTAAAAAAAATAGTCAGTTAGCAATGATTTATATATGGTATGGCAAAAGTTTGACAGGCGGTAATACAAATCAAATTTTATTAACATTGCCCAACGGTATTACATTTAACAATGAAGTTTTCTCTCCTTGTGAAATCATTGACGGAAGTTGGACTCCACGTGGAAATACTGGGTACATAACTATACATAACAATACAGTGGACATAAGATGCAAAGATACAACATCTTACGGTGTCGTAATAGCAAATGTGATTGTTCCTGCATCATACATTAATATTTCATAGTTCTATTAACTAAATAATGATTTTTCTTTCGATTTTACATTAGTTCCAAACGGCAACTTAAAAACCTATTTGAATGTCTTTAAAGTCAAAAATAAGCTTATTATAATTGGTGGCATTGACGTTCCGTTTCGATGGGAAAAAACATATTCTTTTTTGACAATAAACGGATTGACTGCCGTAAAATCTGAAAGCTGTATGTTAGTACATGTTCAAGCGAGTGGACAGGAAATCACATTGTTAAACATTCCTAAAGGTGGCAATCGAGATTTAATGCATACACTAATTAGTGATTTAACTTATAAAAAGATTGCGTCAAATATTCCAAGTTCAACAAAATATACAATTCCAAGTGAATATAAAATGGCAATTCTTGTTGCAACAATTAATTATCCTAATGCAATAAGTCCGCAATTCACGTTCATGTTTCCAAATTTAACAGAAACAAATCGTATATCTGATGGTTACTGGTATGACAACACTTATCACGCAAGCTTTATGGCATGCAACGATGGAAATGTTGTTTACTTTGCTTCAAATTGGCAAGTAGTGTCTCCAACAGGTACAGTTACTTATGATGTTTATGCAAGGTAAGTTAATTATCAAATACGATTCCACCTTGGTCTATATATACTCTAGGTGGAGCAATTACCGTATAATATCCCCATTGTGGGAGATTACAAATTTGTATAGACGTACCGCTTGCACGGCAATACACGTTACTAGATATAATGTTTGATGTGCCGTCAATTTGAACGTTTGAACCACTTACATTTACTGTAATTAGAGAGCATATTGGACTTCCATTCCCGTTTCCATAAAGAAGCAAAGCAAACTTATCACATGTTTTTTGAACTGTAGTATAGTTTTCTATTGATATATAGAAATCATTACCAGAACCACTTGTTTTTAGCACAATGTTCCTTGATCTATTTGTTAAATCACTATTTAACGTATAAATAAAAAAACACCCTGCATGAAGCAAGGTGTAAATAAATTACAAATGGAGATTAAGAAAGAAGAAAATCTCCATTCACATATTAACACAAACACTTAATAAATGAAAGGAGAAACTATGAATCTTAAATTACGTTTCAAAAATAAAGCAACATTAGTAGCATTGGCTTCTGCCTTAATTGCATTTATCTATCAAATTCTAGGAATCTTAGGTATCACAGCACCAATCGCACAGGATGCAGTATCACAGCTTGTAGGTATCATCCTTAATATCTTAGTGACTGTCGGGGTATTGGTGGACCCAACGACAAAAGGAATCGGGGATAGTGTTAATGCAATGTCTTATGAAGAATTAGGACAGGCAGTAGACCCAGACTATCAAGGACCTGTTGACTTAACAGAAAATACACACAAAGAGGTGGAATAAAATGAAATTTATCAACAAATTTGCTCATAGTTCCAATTACGGCGGAACTAGAAAGCTAAGTGATATTAAATATATCGTTGTGCATTTTACAGGGAACAAAGGAGATACAGCCTTAAATAACTGCAAATATTTTCAAGGACCAAACAGACACGCTTCTGCTCATTGTTTTATTGATGGTAGTGGAGTTGTATATAAATCTGTATCTCTTAAGAGAGTAGCATGGGCAGTAGGTGGATGTTATACTTTAAAAAATGGTGCAGGTAGCAAATACAAGGTTGCTACAAATGCAAACAGCTTAAGCATTGAAATGTGCAATTGCGTAGGTGGTGTACCGGCAGATGTGTACAAGGATTTAGTGTGGCTAGTTACATACTACATGAAAAAGTATAACATTGATGCAGATCACGTTATACGACACTGGGATGTTAACGGCAAGGACTGTCCAGACCCATGGATTGGAAAGAATAACAAGGGATGGAACAAATTTAAATCAGACATTGCAGGCACCACAGCGAAAAAAACAAAGAAAGCAGGAGTATATGGAAAAGTCGTTACAAAAAGTGACCCGCTTATCCTTAGAAAGAGTGCTAGTACAAAATCTAAGATTGTTTGCACAATGCCTAAAGGCTCAACGGTACGGATTCTTAAAAAAGGTAGCAAGTGGCATAAAGTTAAATACCCTATCAACGGTAAGACAGGGTATTGTTCAGCAACTTACATAAAAATTTAAAAATAATGCTTGCAATGTCGAAAATGATGTGATATTATAATCAACGTTGGTTACGAAATGTTCCATTTTCGTTCCAACCAAAATTAAAGACAATTGAGTTTATGCGGTTTGAGAGCATTTTGACCCCTTGACTTTTAATCAAGTTGTCCGGGGTTCGAATCCCCGCACGCTCACTATGCGGATGTGGCGGAATTGGCAGACGCGCTAGATTTAGGTTCTAGTGTCTACGACGTGCAGGTTCAACTCCTGTCATCCGCAGTTCTTTTAAGGATTGACAAGCATAACAAGATATGATAGAATATTTTTGTTATGAGTTACAAAATCATATAACACTTACGGGGTGTGGCTCAGCTTGGCTAGAGCGCTTGATTTGGGATCAAGAGGTCGCAGGTTCGAATCCTGTCACCCCGACTATAAGCGGGTGTAGTTCAATGGTAGAACTCCAGCCTTCCAAGCTGATCACGTGGGTTCGATTCCCATCACCCGCTTTTTAATTTTATAGGTAACCTATAAGATTTGAGTCTGTAGCTCAGTTGGATAGAGCAACGGCCTTCTAAGCCGTGGGTCGGGGGTTCGAATCCCTTCAGGCTCGTTTTTCTATATCTGTATATATTATATAGAAGTAACACATATGGTGGGTATAGCGCAGCTGGTTAGCGCGCCAGATTGTGGCTCTGGAGGCCGTGGGTTCGAATCCCATTACCCACCCTATTATTTTGCCTAATAGATATGTGGTGAAGTAATTTAATTATATAAGGGTGTGTAGCTCAGGTGGTAGAGCACTTGACTTTTAATCAAGTTGTCCGGGGTTCGAATCCCCGCACGCTCATTGTTGTAAGAGATATGATTTTAGAGAGATCTAGGATCATGTCTCTTTTTTGATGTATGGAAATATGCTATCATTAAATTAACAAAGCAAAGAAGAAATATTATGTATGCATTCGTACCTATAAGAAAGTTGGATTCAAAAATGTCTATTCAAAATGGCTGAATGTAAAATCGGCAAAAACAAAGTAAGAACCAGTACTAAAAACACAAAAATGGCTGTATCTGCGGGAATTAAGTAGACACAGCTATTTTTGTATAAAAATACTTGACAGGAATACCAATACTTGATATACTATTCAAGCAGTCGACAAGAAAACAAATGCTTGTTGTTTTGCAATATGCGGATGTGGCGGAATTGGCAGACGCGCTAGATTTAGGTTCTAGTGTCTACGACGTGCAGGTTCAACTCCTGTCATCCGCAGTATTTTTTTGTCTAACAAAGAAAAATAAAATAAAATGAAAAAAGTTCTTGACAATCATAACAGAACGTAGTAATATATATCTTGTTGTGAACGACAAAAACACATAACACTTACGGGGTGTGGCTCAGCTTGGCTAGAGCGCTTGATTTGGGATCAAGAGGTCGCAGGTTCGAATCCTGTCACCCCGATTATAAGCGGGTGTAGTTCAATGGTAGAACTCCAGCCTTCCAAGCTGATCACGTGGGTTCGATTCCCATCACCCGCTTTTTAATTTTATAGAAATTCTATAAAGTTTGAGTCTGTAGCTCAGTTGGATAGAGCAACGGCCTTCTAAGCCGTGGGTCGGGGGTTCGAATCCCTTCAGGCTCGTTTTTCTATGTTTAAACATATTTTGATAGATAGAAGCAATACAATTACGGTGGGTATAGCGCAGCTGGTTAGCGCGCCAGATTGTGGCTCTGGAGGTCGTGGGTTCGAATCCCATTACCCACCCTGTTATTTTGCTTATTTTAGCTAAAAGACAATGATATATGGGTGTTTAGCTCAGGTGGTAGAGCACTTGACTTTTAATCAAGTTGTCCGGGGTTCGAATCCCCGCACGCTCAGTATTGTAAATGGCTTAAATCCTTAAAGAATCTAGGATTTAAGCCATTTTTCGTATATCCTGTTTTAACCGATTTTATCCGGTTTTACTTATCTTATTTGTATCTTCAGACC